CTATTCAGAAGTTCAGACACACTGCTCTTCAGATCTTAGACAACTACAATGACACTAAAGGCGAGAAGCCACCTATGATGATGGTGCTCGATTCGCTAGGTCAGCTGTCTACTACAAAAGAGGTAGAGGATACTCACGCTGGTAGTGAGACTCGTGACATGACTAAGGCAGCTACACTAAAGGCTACGTTCCGAGTACTGAACCTCAAGCTAGCAAAAGCAAACGTACCGATGCTTGTTACTAACCACGTGTATGAAGTAGTTGGATCATACGTACCTACTAAAGAGATGGCAGGTGGTAGCGGTCTAAAGTATACTGCATCACAGATCTGCTTCCTATCTAAGAAGAAGGAAAAGGATGGCAAAGACATTATCGGCAATATCATAAAAGTAAGAATGGCCAAGTCTCGATTGACTAAAGAGAACAAGCAGATTGAAGTATTGCTTACTTACGATAAGGGTCTTGATCGTTATTATGGTCTTCTTGAGCTTGCTGAGAAGTATGACATCATCAAGAAGGTTGCTAACCGATATGAGATGCCAGATGGTGCTAAAGTATATGCTAAGTCTATTCTCAAGGAACCTAACAAGTACTTTACAGACGAGTTGCTAGCTCGAATCGATGAAGCCGCAGCATTGGAGTTTACCTATGGATCTACGGATGACATAGTTTACGATAGCGATGAGATGGCAGTATAATGGCTGTTAAGTATGCTGTGCTTGAAGCTGCAGATGAGGACTCTTTGTGTCCGATTATGATTGCAGAAGGCCCTTTCGAGTCTTATGTGTTTCAGATCGACACAGTTAGTATTAATGATGAAGGTGTCCTCAGTTTCAATTATACTGTAATCGAAGGCAGTGAAGATTGTGACAAGCAGCTATTTGAAACGACAATTGGCGACATCATAGTATCAATGATTATGGAAAAGGTAGATGACGATAGAAGCGAACATACTGAGCCATCTGATCAATAGCGAATCATTTGCTCGCAAAGTACTTCCATTCTTAAAAGAAGAATATTTTCAGACTGTTACAGACAGGGTGATCCTTGGTAAGATTAAACAATACATGGATCAGTACAACTGTCCGCCTTCTAAAGAAGCTCTGTATATTGAGTTAGAGAATACTCAATCGTTAAGTGAAGCTGATTATAGTAATGCGGTGTCTCAAGTCGAGCAGCTTAGCAAGGATGACGAAGTTAATGTAGAGTGGCTGATTGATAAGACAGAGCAATTCTGTCAAGAGAAAGCGGTATACAATGCGATTATGGAATCTATCCACATCATCGATGGAAAGAGTAAGACGAAGACTAAGCAAGCAATTCCACAAGTGCTGTCTGAAGCATTAGCCGTCACATTTGATAATCACATTGGTCATGACTTCATAGAAGACTATGAGCAGCGGTTTGAGTTCTACCACCATAAGGAAGAACGCATTCCGTTTGACCTTGAGTATATGAACAAGATTACTAAAGGCGGTCTTCCTCGCAAGTCTCTAAACATTATCCTTGCTGGTACTGGTGTAGGTAAGTCTCTTGCAATGTGTCACTTTGCTGCGGGTAACATGATGGAAGGAAAGAACGTCCTTTACATCACTATGGAGATGGCTGAAGAAAAGATTGCAGAGCGTATTGATGCTAATTTGTTGAACGTCAAGGTAGATGACCTTATTAATTTACCTAAACAAATGTACGACAATAAGATTGCCGATCTACGATCACGCACACCTGGTAGATTGATTATCAAAGAGTATCCTACCGCTTCGGCGCACAGTGGCCACTTCAGACATCTGATTAACGAGCTAGCTATTAAGCGCAACTTTAAGCCAGACATCATCTATATCGACTATCTAAACATTTGTTCTAGTAGTCGTTCAAAGGCGATAGGAGGCTCTATAAACTCGTATACTTACATTAAAGCTATTGCAGAGGAATTACGAGGGCTAGCTGTAGAAAAGAATGTACCGATTGTCTCTGCTACCCAGACGACGCGTTCTGGATACACCAATAGCGATCTTGGACTGGAAGATACGTCAGAGTCGTTTGGTCTACCTGCTACAGCTGACTTCATGTTTGCTATTATTAACAGCGACGAGCTTGAGCAGCTTAACCAATTGATGGTTAAACAATTAAAGAATCGATACAACGATCCTACTACGTACAAAAGATTTGTAATAGGTGTTGATAGAGCCAAGATGAGGCTGTATGATGTCGAACAGTCAGCTCAAGCTGATTTAGTGGACGATGGACCTGTGATGGACAACACCGAGGTTGGTAAAGGTCTTAACCAAGCGTTTGGAAGTAAGATGAAGAAGGATTACAGCGATCTGTTTGTATGAATGTACTAGTAGTTGGAGAGTTGTGTAGGGACGAAACCTACTATTGCAACGTCTCGAGATTGAGTCCCGAGGCGCCTGTGCCTGTTGCTGATCTGGTTTGGAAGAGCATGGCAGATGGTATGGCAGGCAATGTCAATGCGAATCTCAAAGCATTTGGTATCGATACTACTTTTGCCCATCAGCGGCTATCACAGCACATTAACAAAACCAGATATGTCGACTCTAAAAGTGGTCAGCACTTAATGCGTGCTGATTCTACTCACCCAAACATTACTCCGTTTGAAGTATCGTCTATACAAGATGTAACTATCTATGACGCTATTGTTATTAGTGATTACGATAAGGGGTTTATTACTTACGATAACGTACAGCAGCTACGAACGTTGTTCAATGGACCCATACTGATAGACAGCAAGAAAGATGATCTTGTTCAGTTTGAAGGATGTATTGTCAAGATCAATGAGCTAGAGTATGAAAAAGCTAAGTCAGTACCAAGATCAACAATTGTAACCCTTGGTAGTAAAGGTGCTATGTACAATGGTACCACATATCCTAGTGATCAGGTTAAGATGTTTGATGTGTGTGGAGCAGGGGATACGTTTCTGGCTGGATTAACTTACAAAATGCTTCAAGGTGAACCAATCGGTCCATGTATTGAGTTTGCTAATAAGTGTGCTGGTATTGCTGTGCAACATAGAGGCACGTATACCTTGAAAAAGCAAGACATTGATTCGATATTATAAGTATGAGTATATGGCGTAACATACTGAGCGTACTGCAAGCGTTCTTTGGTGTACAAAGTTCCGAAAACCGTGTTAGAGATTTCGAACATGGTAACCCAGTAGTATTCTTTGTAATAGGACTGTTCGTTACAGTCATGTTTATGGCTAGTGTATTTGTATTTGTAAATTACGTGGTACTTTGAATGAAGATTTTAGTTACAGGCTACAAAGGGTTTATTGGTAATCATGTTTACAATAGTTTGATTGCTGATGGGCACGATGTCGTCGGTTACGATTACGATGAAAGCTATGGCTGCCTACCATATGTAAAAGAATATGATACGATTATTCATCTCGGTGCAATCAGCAGCACTACAGAAAACGACGTCCCTAAAATTTTTGCATACAACTATGACTTTAGTATTAAGTTGTACAGAGAGTGTGTTGCATACGGTACTTCTTTTCAATATGCTTCTAGTGCAAGCGTGTACGGTGACTTGAATTCGTTCAAAGAAGACGGTGAAGTTCGTCCACTTAACCCCTATGCGTGGACCAAGTTTATGTTCGATAAGTTCGTTATGGAAATTGAGCCATCATCTAATATCGATGTACAAGGGTTTAGGTATTTTAACGTATATGGTACTAATGAGGAACACAAAGGTGAACAGGCGTCTGTGTTTACCAAGTTCCAGCATCAGGCTGAGCAAGATGGTAAGATAGTTCTATTCGAAGATAGTGATCAATATAAACGTGATTTTGTTTGTGTCAATGATATTGTAGACGTGCACAGACAAATGCTGTGGAAGCATGTCAGTGGTGTGTTTAATGTTGGTACAGGCACAGCAACTAGCTTCCAACGTGTCGGTGAATTGTTTAGCAAAAAATTAGGTGTTGATATCGAATATATTCCAATGCCTGATAATTTAAAGAATCAATATCAAAAATACACAAGAGCTGATAACACCAAACTAAATAGTATCGTAGACCTTAAGTGGACAACTCCAAAGCAATGGATCGATGCTAACGTAAATGCGGTTAAAGATATCAAAAAACAAGTTTAACCCTAACCCAACAATCACCAAGCCTGTTGATTGTGATCTTTTACTGCAAGCCGATCACAGATTTTTTGACAAAGACGGCTACGAACTTAACTATCAAGAAAGATTATTTCACAAGAACAGTGGCATCACAATAGACGAAGGTCATCTATTTCATACAGCCAATCATGTCACGTGGTTCTACGACGCAGACGAAAGCCAAAACCATCTCGTACTAGATCACAGTACAGTCAATATGCGATGGAATTATACTGGCGCCGCGCGAGAGCAAATCCAACAGCTAGCTGTGCACAGGCCGTCTTTAAACAAACTGTTAGGTGTAGTGCAAAAATGGGGCATTGACTTTAGCTTAGACTATGTGTATAGTGGTCACTG